ATCGGTACATCAGGATCCGCGATGAGGGTAAAGAATGCGCTAGCTGCGGTAATCCTCTTATTGGCAAGAGCAACTACCTGACTGGAAGCGCCATCGACGCCAGTCATTACCGTTCCCGCGGCGCTGCCTCACATCTCAAATTCAACGTGTTCAACGTCCATTCAGCTTGCACCCGCTGCAATCGCCAGCTAAGCGGCAACGCCGTGGAATTTCGCATCCGTCTTATCGATCGCATCGGGCTGGAGCGAGTGGAGCGTCTTGAGTCTGACAACGAGCCGCGCCGCTTCGACATCCCCTACCTGCAGCGCATCAAATCCATATTCACCCGCAGAGCCCGGCAGCTTGAGAAGCGCCGCGCCCGTCAACAGGAGCACGCAGCATGAATGATGTGAGTTTTGGACTTGTTATGGGCTTTTTCTTAGGACTCTTTGTTGCTGTTATTGCTAACCACTTCGGGATTTTAGTCAAATTTTAGGAGGCCGCATGAGCATCGAAACCATTTACTGCATCGGGTACGCGACCATCCTAGCTGCGCTGGCTATTGCTGACTACCTGTATAGCCGGAGGGTGGCGAAATGACCCGATCCGACATTGAGCGCTACGAGCGTGAAAGCCTCCTCCGCGCCGGATTAGACATTAACCGACGCGGCCCCGGTGGAACAGCACAGCAGATTATCCGCAACAGTGAGCGCCGCAAGGCACAGGCAAAAAAGAAGCAGGAGACGCCAGCATGAAACTAGAGCTAACCGCAGATCAGTATCGCTGGATTGATGGCTGGCTCCAGCTATGGGGGGCATGGGTGCAGACAGGGCGTATCGATAAATCCATGATCAACATGATTGCCAGGTTCATGGCTACCGTGGAACCTCAGCAAACTAGCCGGCCTGTGTGCAGCGACGATGAAGGAATGCTGATTAGTCAGGTAATAGGTGCTCACCTAAAAGCTATCGACGAAAATGCATACAAAATGTTACTGGCTTATTACGTATACCAGTCCAGCGAAATCCGCATTGCTACGTGGCAGCATGCTATTGCCTGCCCTCGCCTGATGAAAACCCGTGGCGGCAACCAGTACAAGAAGCCAAGCATCTCAACTGTACGACGTGAAGTGAAAGATGTACTCAATGCTGCACTGTTTTGTTTGTACCAACCTATGCAAAATGCATTCATCATTCGCGATAATGCGAAGAAAATCGCAAAAAATGTTCATAACGAGCTTGCTTTTCAATGAACAAATGAGCAGAATAAATGGTATATGTTGCCATTGTTGTGTGTGACATGACATTTTGAATCAATGAAGCCTCGGTTAAACGCCGGGGCTTTTTATTGCACTGCATCCCGCCAGCTGGGATAGGCCATAGAGCCACAGACCCCTCACATTGCCAGTCTCGCCACTGGCTTTTTTATTCCTAAGCGTTGATCACTCAGCGCCAGAAAGCACAAAACCCGCACTAGGCGGGTTCGTGAATATGGGCGGCAAGAGACTGCGCTAACAGCCTCCTGCCATCTTGCTCATGGATTGACTCACGAACAAAGACCGAAGGCCCACACCGTCTGATCAGACACGTAGACCTTAAATCGGATTTGTTCCGCTCTCAATTACCTGTATTCCTAAATGTGAACAAATCCCCTAGCCGGGGGTGGAAATGAACAAGATGCCATACAAAAGCGATCCGAACTTCTGGTCGATCCTAATCGCTTTCGGCATGACGATCATCGGCGCAATAGCAAGCTACTCATTTAAAGTCCTTGGCGGCGAAGAGTTCAGCTGGCGGACATTGTGCCTTCAGCTAATCGTGTCGATATTCGCCGGGTTAACCATGGCTTTAATTGCAGTGCACTACAGCTGGCCTCCGGAAGTCATGGGGGCAACCTGTGGTCTTGCTGGTTGGGCTGGCTCCTCCTTCATCAAGTCTCTTGAGAAGCGCTTTTTAAGCAAAGTGTCCGGGAAGGAGGAAGCAAATGACTAAAGAACAGTTCATGAAGGCAGCCGGGATAAACGCTATCCTGGCTGATAAGTGGTATTCGCACATAGTTGCGACGATGCAGGAATTTGGCATCGATACGCCAAAGCGTAAATCCGCTTTCATTGCTCAGATAGGGACAGAGTCGGGAGGTTTCCGCTCAGTTCAGGAGTCACTTAACTACTCTGTTACCGGGCTGGCTATCTTCGGTAGTCGACTCACAGCAGCGCAAAGAGAACAGTTAGGACGCAAGCCCGGAGAGCCAGCTCTGTCAGCAGCGCGGCAAGCGGCAATAGCAAACCTTGTTTATGGTGGCCGCTACGGTAACAACCTGAATGGAGACGGCTGGAAATACCGAGGTCGTGGACTCAAGCAGGTAACATTCAAATCTAACTATGAAGCTTGCGGCAAGGCCTTGGGCCTGGATTTAGTTAATAATCCCGACCTGCTCATTGAAACAAGGAATGCCGCCAGGTCTGCAGGATGGTTCTGGAAGTCTAACAACCTCAACCGTTTTGCGGATAACGGAGATTTCAACGGACTGACAAAGGCGATTAACGGCGGATTGAATGGAATAGACGACCGTCGCGCCAGACTTAAAGTTGCGGAGGGCGCATTATGCTAAGCCTCTCAACGCTCAGGAATTACATTCCTATTCTGTTTGCAGTCATCATCTGCTTTTTCCTCTACAGCCTTTACAACACAAACCAGCAACTGAAGCTTGTGAATGCCGGGCTTGTTAAGGAGGACAAAGCCAAAGCTGACAGGATTGAAAACCTCCGAAGCAAAAATGATGACTTTGCCAACACATTCGCAAATTTCACTAAAGCGCTAGAGCGCACCAATCAGATCGCAGAAGACGAGCGCATGCGTCGCAATCTGGCCGAACAAAAAAACCAGAGGCTACAGGATGAAATCAAGCAGGCACTTAAAAACAATCAGTGCAGCATCATCCCTGTTCCTGATTCTGTCGTTGACGGCCTGCGCCAGCAAGCAGACAGAGTACGAAATGGTGAAGGCACCAGTAACACCAATTCCGACAAGTCTGCTAAATGACTGCTTCGTCCCTGACGTACCTCAGGGGATGACGTTTGGTGACAGCGTTGTACTCAATTCAAAGCTTATGGATGCGCTTGATGACTGCAACGGCAGGATGGCATCGATCAGGCGCATTGAGACTGAAAGGCTGAGGGCGCAGGAATGAGAAGCCGGGAGCGAGAAATAACATTGCTCTATGGCTTCTCTATTATCCGCGATGACGTTCTTAAGCGCCCACTCCCTGAACTATCAACTACAGACCGTGCGCTAATAGCGGCTCACTTCATGATGAAGCTTATCTCTCTGGCATGCCTGGTTATGCCGTTTGTAATCATGATTATCAGCCTTATTACTTAACCGGTTAACGGAGCCAATAATGGCAAAAGCCAAATGGCCTAAGCTGCCTAGTTACTGTGTTCCATTGTTTGATAGTGGAAGGATTTACCTTTGCAGAAGCCGGGATGATTTTAGGCAGGCCATGAAATTCATTGGTGCTTCCGCTGGCAAAATCGATTCTCTGAATGGGCTTTGCAGGCATTTCGAGAACGAAACTACAAAAGAAAATATTTACATGCTAGGCGTGTTCAATGGGAAGGAATCTACGCTAGCCCATGAATGTGCGCATGCGTCGTTCTTCATATGCAATGACTATGGCGTGACCGTGGACACAGGCGCAGCAAACGAAACGTACTGCTACATGCTAGATCGCATGTTTAGTCACTTCCTCCCATACCTGAAGCAGGAATAAAAATGGCAGAAATTACCCAAATGACAGATGCACAAAAACTCAAGCTCGAAGTCTTCCGCATGGTGATGGGTGACTCTGCCGCCACCGAAAAGGCCATTGAGTTTATCGCAGGCAGCGAGCTCAACTTTGAGCTGTTCAAAGACGCCTACAACAAAACCGGCAATGAGCCTACCGCGCTGGCCAAGACAGAGAAGGCGATCCGGGAAGCCCGGCAAGTTCTCGACCTGTTCACTGCCGGAGTCTGATATGGCAAGCGTCGTTGACCTGGGTAAGGAGAAGAAATTCCCCATCACCCAGGAGCTGTTCGACCGGCTGAAAGAAGTTGTCCACGAATACGATGGAGACATCAGTTTATGTGAGGCGCTCGGTACGCTGGAGCTACTCAAGGCAGACCTAATCGAAGGAGCTAAGTAATGATCAACCAACCATGGCCTACATACTCAGATGCCAGTGGGGCATTTGTTCTAGGCGTACCAATTAAGACCCTGACACAGGCTGTGGATGGTTCGGCAGTAGCAGAGTTCGACGGTCCATATCCAGACCAATACTTGTCTGCGCTGTTCATGTCCACATTCAAGCCGGTAGTGGGTGGCTACATCTTCCAGAGCCAATATGGCGAACTGCTGTATATGAGCAAATCGACATTCGAATCTCAGTACACAGCAACCAGTACGCCGATCGCCTGGGGGTCAGTAACCGGGAGGCCGTCAACTTTCGCGCCAACGATCGGCACGACCGCAACGACCGCAATGGCCGGTAACAAGGCGCCGACTACCACTGATCGCGGTGGGGTGCTGCAACAGGCAGCAGAGGCAGCACTGGCAGCCCAGACAGTTACGGATATTGCCACTGCACAAACCGCTGTTAACAACATCGTCACCAAGATCAACAGCATTCTTACGAAGCTGAAAGCTGGCGGCGAACTGGCGTAGTTATTACAAAGCGTCTCTGATGGGGCGCTTGATAATAACTGAAGAGGGAATGCATATGGCGCTCACAGATAAACAGGAGATGTTTTGTCGTGAGTACCTCGTTGATTTGAACGCCACGCAAGCGGCTATTCGTGCGGGGTACAGCGAGAAGACGGCCCCGGTGATAGGAAGCGAAAACCTTACAAAACCTAATGTGCAGGATCGCATTGCAGAATTAAAGGGCGAGCGTAACGACAAGGTAGGAGTTGACGCTGCTTACGTCCTGCGTCGATTGGTTGAAATTGATGAGATGGATGTCCTCGACATCCTCATCTCCAATGGAGAACTAAAGCCCATAAAAGACTGGCCTAAGGTGTGGCGCACAACTCTATCCGGCATGGATGTGACCGAGATGGCCGGTGATTCCGCTGGTCTTCTGAAGAAAATCAAATGGCCTGACAAGGTGAAAAATCTCGAGTTGCTCGGCAAGCATATCGATGTCCAGGCATTCAAAGAAAAAGTAGAGCACTCCGGTGAAATCAGCCTGATCGACCGCATCCAGGAGGCCCGTAAACGAGCGAGGGGTAAGTGATGTCAGACTTTGAGGCAATGCTTGCCGAGGATATGGGAGAGTTTTTCTATGATCCGCTCGGATGGGTTATGTATGCGTTCGACTGGGGTAAGGGGGAACTATCTGGTTACGATGGCCCTGATGAGTGGCAGAAGGAGTTTCTGACAGATTGGGGTGACGCCATCAAGAATAATGACTTCGACGGCGTCAAGCCGGTTGAGGCGTATAGGTGTGCAACCAGTTCTGGTCACGGTATCGGTAAGTCAGCGTTAACCGCCTGGATCATCCTCTACATCCTGAGTACGCGTCCGCAATGCAAGGGCGTGGTCACTGCGAACACTTCTGAGCAGCTTCGAACCAAAACGTGGGGCGAACTTGGAAAGTGGAAGAAGCGCTGCATCACCGGCCACTGGTTCGAGTACAACAACGGCAAGGGCAACATGAACATCTACCATGTGGATCACATGGAGTCATGGCGTTGTGATGGGCAGACATGCCGCGAGGAAAATAGCGAGTCGTTTGCTGGTCTCCACGCTGCCACATCCAGTCCGTTCTATATCTTCGATGAAGCATCGGCAGTGCCTGACAAGATATGGGAAGTTGCCGAAGGCGGCCTGACTGATGGAGAACCTTTCTGGTTTGCGTTCGGCAACCCAACACGTAATACCGGGCGTTTTCGAGAGTGCTTCCGTAAGTTCAAGCATCGCTGGCGCCGCCGTCAGATTGATAGTCGCCTTGCTAAGATGACTAACAAGGCGTTAATCGCTGAGTGGGCTAGTGACTATGGCGAAGATAGCGACTTCTTCAAAGTGCGTGTGCGTGGGCTTTTCCCTTCATCATCTGAAATTCAGTTTATCCCGCAGAACTACGCTGATGCTGCAATGAATCGGCAGTTAGAGCATGGGCAATATAACTTTGCACCGAAGATTATCGGCGTTGATCCTGCTTATACCGGCAGTGATGAAGCGTCTATTTACCTGCGACAAGGTCTGCATTCCAGATTGCTCGGCACATACCCTAAAACTGATGACGACGTGATGTTTGCCCAGATCGTCGCATCGTTTGAGGATGAGCATAAAGCAGATGCAGTATTCATCGACTTTGGTTACGGAACTGGCATCCACTCCATCGGGAAATCATGGGGCAGGGGATGGCGTCTGGTTAACTTTGCTGGCGAATCGAAAGACCCTCAGATGCTTAACAAGCGTGGAGAAATGTGGAACGCGCTGAAAAGTTGGCTCAATGAGGGAGGAAGCATTGATGACCAACAAACCTCTGATGAAATTGTCGCTCCTGAATACAAGGTGAAGCTCGACGGCAAGATCGTTCTTGAATCCAAAGACGAGATGAAGCGCCGCGGCATTCCATCACCAAACAGGGCTGATGCGCTGGCTCTTACCTTCGCGTTCCCTGTCGTCAAAAACAAACCTAAACCCACAATGCCCGCCCCGATTAGACCAGTTTCCAGAGGACGATAATGGCTGACAACGAAAACAGGCTGGAGAGCATTCTGTGCAAGTTCGACGCAGACTGGACAGCCGGAGACGAAGCCAGAACCGAGGCGAAGAATGACCTCTTCTTCTCCAAAGTATCTCAATGGGATGACTGGCTTAATCAGTACACAACACTGCAGTATCGCGGCCAGTTCGACGTGGTGCGCCCGGTAGTTCGTAAGTTGGTCGCAGAGATGCGCCAGAATCCGATCGATGTTCTCTACCGACCGAAAGACGGCGCAAGCCCTGATGCAGCTGACACGCTGATGGGCATGTACCGAACTGACGCCCAAAATAACGCGTCGAAGATATCGGTGAATGTCGCTGTGCGCGAGCAGATTGAATGCGGTATCGGGCACTGGCGGCGCGTCACCAGATACGAGGACCAAAGCCCGACCAGTAACAACCAGATAGTGCTTCGTGAGCCTATCCACTCCTCATGCTCAAGCGTGGTGTGGGACAGCAACAGCAAGCAGATGGATAAGTCCGACGCCCGTCACTGCACTCTGATCCACTCGATGAGCCGTGACGGATGGAAGGCATTTGCTGAAGAGCATGGGCTTGATGAGGATGTTATCCCGTCATTCCAGAGCCCTAACGAGTGGGTTTTCCCCTGGTTGACTCAGGACACCATTCACGTCGCTGAGTATTACGAGGTGGAGCGGAAGAAAGAGACCGTCTACATCTACCAAGACCCGATAACTGGCGCTCCTTCGGCCTACTACAAGCGTGATATCAAAAACGTCATCGATGACCTGGCCGACCGTGGGATGGTCAAGGTTGCTGAGCGTAAGGTCGAACGCTGCCGTGTTTATAAGTCCATCATCACATGCACCGAAATCCTGAAAGACCGGCAACTCATTGCAGGCGAGCATATCCCCATCGTGCCGGTATTTGGTGAGTGGGGCTTTGTCGAAAGCAAAGAGGTGTATGAGGGCATTGTCCGCGGTACCAAAGACGGCCAGCGCCTGCGCAACATGATCATGTCGTTCAACGCTGACATCGTGGCCCGCACACCCCGCAAAAAGCCAACGTATTACCCTGAGCAGATTTCCGGGTACGAGCATATGTACGACGGCAACGACGACTATCCGTACTATCTGCAGAACCGCACCGATGAAAACGGTAACGATCTACCTCTGGGTGCCATCTCATACATGGAAAACCCGGAAGTACCGCAGGCCAATGCCTATATGCTTGAGGCCGCTACTGCAGCAGTGAAAGAGGTGGCTACGCTAGGCGTTGATGCCGAGGCTGTTAATGGTGGACAGGTTGCCTTCGAGACGGTCAACCAGCTGAACATGCGTTCTGATCTGGAGACGTTCGTATTCCAGGACAACCTTGCCACTGCGATGCGCCGTGACGGTGAAATTTACCAGTCGATCGTCAATGACATCTACGACATTCCCCGCACCGTTACCATCACGCTTGAAGATGGCAGCGAGAAGGAGGTGCAGCTGATGGAGCAGGTGGTTGACCTCGCAACAGGCGAAACAACCGTTCTGAACGACATCAGGGGCCGTTATGAGTGCTACACCGACGTTGGCCCGTCCTTCCAGTCGATGAAGCAGCAGAACCGTGCCGAGATTCTTGAATTGCTCGGCAAAACACCGCAGGGAACTCCTGAATATCAGCTTCTGTTACTGCAGTACTTCACGCTTCTGGATGGCAAAGGCGTCGAGATGATGCGCGACTACGCCAACAAGCAGCTTATTCTGATGGGTGCGAAGAAACCGGAAACACCTGAAGAGCAGCAATGGCTAGCTGAGGCGCAGATGGCGAAACAAGGACAGCAAGACCCGGCAATGGTTCAGGCTCAGGGTGTGCTTCTGCAAGGCCAGGCTGAACTGGCTAAAGCCCAGAACCAGACACTGTCACTGCAAATCGACGCCGCTAAGGTCGAAGCTCAAAACCAGCTTAACGCTGCGAAAATCGCAGAAATCTTCAACAACATGGATCTCAATAAACAGTCCGAGTTTAGAGAGTTCCTCAAAACCGTTTCAACCTTCCAGCAACAGCGCAGCGATGATGCCCGCGCCAATGCTGAATTACTTCTCAAAGGTGATGACCAGACGCATAAACAGCGCATGGACCTCGCCAGCATCCTGCAATCGCAGAGACAAAACACACCTTCCGGCAGCGTAGCCGAGAATCCTCAATAAGAGAGAGTTAATCATGCAAGACACCATCAATATTCAGGAAACTGAAGACTTAAACACGTCCGGCAATCAAGCAGCGGCATCTGCTGATGGCTCTGTTGTCGATAATGCCAACGACAACGCAGGGCATGGAGAAGGCTTCGAGATCGTCCTGAAAGACGATGAGGTAAAGCCAAAGCAAGACCCGGCAACAAACGCACACTTCGCAGCTAAGCGACTGGAGCGCAAGCGTCAACGTGAGCTTGAGCAGCAGGCGGAGGCAGTAAAGCGTGGCGAATTACCGGAGAACTTACGGGTTAATCCTGAATTACCCGCTCAGCCGAATGCTAATGACTTTTTCTCAGATGAAGCCATGGAGAAGTACGGCTGGGATAGCGGCCGCGCTCAAGCGGCATTCCAGCAAGCGAATAACGAGTGGCTTATCAAGGCTCAGGATGCGCGAAGCAATGCTGTCGCAGAGCAGGGTCGCAAAACTCAGGAATACACCCAGCAATCAGCGCAATACGTCGAGGCTGCCCGTAAGCACTATGACGCGGCGGAAAAGCTCAACATTCCTGATTACCAGGATAAAGAAGATGCGTTCATGCAGATCGTTCCGGCACCGGTAGCGACTGACATCATGCGTCTATTCCCAGAGAAATCCGCCGCGCTCATGTATCACCTCGGGGCCAACCCAGAGAAAGCTCGCCAGTTACTGGCAATGGACGGGCAGTCAGCGCTGATTGAACTCACTCGACTCTCAGAACGTTTAACTCTCAAGCCTCGCGGCCAACAGGTTTCATCCGCTCCTCCTGCAGATCAGTCCATCACTGGCGATGTTTCGGCGGCCAACGTCGAAGCTATGCGCAAAGCCATGGACACAGCATCAAACAAGGGAGATGTAGAGACCTATCGCAAGCTCAAGGCAAAACTTAAAGGAATTCGATAATGGCATTGAACGAAGGTCAAATCGTTACGCTGGCAGTAGATGAAATCATTGACACCATTACCAGCCTGACACCTATGGCGCAGAAAGCGGGTAAGTACACGCCGCCTGCATCTGAAATGCAGCGTTCCAGCAATACGATCTGGATGCCTGTAGAGCAGGAATCACCGACTCAGGAAGGCTGGGACTTAACTGGCAAATCAACCGGTCTGCTGGAGCTTAACGTTCCTGTCAGCTTGGGTGAGCCGGATAACGACTTCTTCCAGCTGCGTGCTGACGATCTGCGTGATGAGACGTCATATCGCCGCCGCATTAACGCAGCAGCCAAGAAATTGGCGAGCAACTGTGAAGTTAAAGTTGCCAACCTGGCGGCTGAAATGGGTTCTCTGGTAGTTACCAGCAATGACCCTATCGGCACCGCAGCAGGTAGCGGCTGGGATTTCGTGGCTGACGCTGAAGAAATCATGTTCTCGCGCGAGCTGAATCGCGATTCCGGCCTGTCTTACTTCTTCAACCCGAAGGACTACAAGGCAGCCGGGCACGACCTGGTTAACCGCGACATCTTTGGTCGCATCCCGGAAGACGCATACAAAAACGGCAGCATTCAGCGCCAAGTTGCTGGCTTTGATGATGTGCTGCGCTCTCCTAAACTGCCAGTCCTCCCGGCATCAACTGCAACCGGTCTGACCGTCAACGGCGCTCAAAAGTTCAAGCCTGTAGCGTGGGATCTGGATGCCGACGGCAACAAGCGTAACGTTGATAACCGCCTGGCTACCGTAACGCTCTCTGCGACTACTGGACTGAAGCGCGGCGACAAAATCAGCTTCACCGGCGTTAAATTCCTCGGCCAGATGGCTAAAAACGTGCTGGCGCAGGATGCGACGTTCTCTGTCGTGCGTGTCATTGACGGTACGCATGTCGAGATTACGCCTAAGCCGATTGCTCTGGATGACACCTCTCTGTCTCCTGAGCAGCGCGCATATGCCAACGTGAACACCTCACTGGCAAACAGCATGGCCGTAAACCTGCTTAACAAAGTGAACGCCCGTACCAACGTATTCTGGGCGGATGATGCAATCCGTATCGTTAGCCAGCCGATCCCGGCTAACCACGAACTGTTCGCAGGCATGAAGACTAAGTCATTCTCCATCCCGGAAGTGGGCCTTAATGGCATCTTCGCCACTCAGGGCGACATTAACACCCTGTCCGGACTGTGCCGTATCGCAGTATGGTACGGTGTTAACGCAACCCGACCTGAGTCAATTGGCGTCGGTTTGGCAGATCAGGCGTAATCACTCAACCACTAAGGGGCTTCGGCCCCTTTGTTCATTCTGGAGCAGAACATGACACAGATGGTGTATCGCCAAGGCGACATGAATAAGTGGAAGGGTGTTGGCTACGACTTCGAGATCATCGGTGAAGATGAGTTGCAGGAGTATCTCGATGCTGGCTGGTTTGCGCATCCTGATGACCTGGTTGAATCTCTTGCAGAGCCGGAGCCGGAGCCGGAGCCGGAGCCAGAGCCGGAGCCAGAAGTAAAACAACGTAAAAAGCCGGGGCCAAAGCCTAAGGCGGAAGAAAATGCTGATAGCGACTAAAGGCGACATCGTCAGGGCCTCGCTGCGTAAGCTGGGCGTAGCGTCAGACGCCACGCTCACCGACGTTGAGCCGCAGTCAATACAGGACGGCGTTGATGACCTCGAAACGATGATGGCCGAATGGTACCAGGACGGGAAAGGCATCATTACCGGCTACGTGTTCACCGACCCGGACAATCCGCCAGCGGAAGGCGACGATCACGGCATGCGATTCAGTGCTGTTAGCGCTGTGGTGTTTAACCTTGCCTGCCGCATTGCACCGGATTATCACATCGAACCAACCGCAAAAGTCATTACCACTGCCCGAAATGGGAAAGAGCTGCTCGTCAAAAACACGGCTCTCAGTCGCGCCAAGCGAGCGCCTTATCCAAACCGGATGCCGATCGGCAGCGGTAACAGTTTCGCCACTCTGAATGGATGGCATTACTTCCCGGGAGAGCAGAATAATGCCGATCCAGCAACTGGCCCTGATGAAGGGAACGGGTAAAGACTACCGAAACGCCGACTATATCGACTATCAGCCGGTCAATCTCCTGGCGACACCGAAGGAGGTGCTCAACAGTAGCGGATACCTGCGGTCTTTCCCCGGCATAGCAAAACGTGGAGACGTCTCTGGCATATCGCGTGGTGTTGAGTACAACACGGCTCAGAACGCCGTATATCGCGTCTGTGGCAGCAAGTTGTATAAGGGCGCAGAAGAGGTAGGAAGTGTGTCAGGTTCCGGGCGCGTATCAATGTCCCATGGGCGGACATCGCAGGCTATTGGCGTTAACGGTCAGCTAATAGAGTATCGCTACGACGGTACGACGAAAACAGTCTCAAACTGGCCTGTAAGCTCTGGTTTTACGCAGTATGAGTTGGGCGCGGTGCGGGACATTACCAGACTGCGTGGGCGCTATGCCTGGTCAAAGGAAGGTTCTGATTCATGGTTTATCTCTGACCTGGATGACGAGTCTCACCCTGACCGATACAGCGGAGAGTATCGTGCCGAGTCACAGCCTGACGGGATTATCGGGATCGGCAGCTGGCGCGATTTCATCGTCTGCTTTGGGTCTTCGACGATTGAATATTTCTCGCTGACCGGCGCAACAACGGTAGGCGCTTCCCTTTACGTTGCCCAGCCGTCGCTGATGGTCCAGAAGGGCATCGCCGGGACGTATTGCAAGACGTCATTTGCTGACTCATACGCATTTATCAGCCATCCCGCTACTGGTGCACCATCGGTGTATGTGATCGGCTCAGGAGAAGCGTCTCCGATTGCCACATCCAGCATTGAGAAGATTCTCCGCTCTTACACTGCTGATGAGTTGGCTAACGGGGTGATGGAATCTCTGCGGTTCGACTCGCATGAGCTGCTGATAATTCACCTGCCACGGCACGTGCTGGTATATGACTTGGCAGCCAGCCAGAACGGGCCGCAGTGGTGCGTGTTGAAAACTGGTCTCGGCGATGACGTCCACAGGGCTATCGACTTCATGTATGAGGGCAACCAGATTACCTGTGGTGACAAACTGCAGGCGGTGACCGGGCAACTGCAATTCGACATCAGCAGTCAGTACGGCACACAGCAAGAACATCTGCTCTTTACGCCACTGTTCCGGGCGGATAACGCCAGGGTATTTGACTTCGAGGTAGAAGCATCTACAGGAGTTGCTCAATACGCTGACCGACTCTTCCTTTCTGCCACTACGGACGGTATCAATTACGGACGCGAGCAGATGATTGAGCAGAACGCGCCATTTGCATACGACAAGCGCGTACTCTGGAATCGTGTAGGCCGCATCAGACGACTGGTTGGTTTCAAGTTGAGAGTAATCACAAAGTCACCCGTAACACTATCTGGATGTCAGATAAGGATTGAGTAATGGCAGACGATTCACTCAATACACCGGTGATTGTGCAGGCCACCAGGCTTGATGCTTCTATCCTTCCCAGGAACATATTCAGTCAGTCCTATCTTCTGTATGTGATCGCTCAGGGCACAGACCTTGGCAATGTGGCTGGCAAAGCCAACGAGGCCGGGCAGGGGGCATATGACGCGCAAGTAAGGAATGACGCTCAGGATGTGACGATCGCAAATCATGAAGGGAGGATTACGGCCAACACCGCCGCTATAAACTTGCTTCAGGTAAGGTTAACAACGGCTGAGGGTAAAATAATTACCCTGCGCAGTGATGTTGATTATCTACTGGATGAGGTAATCGATATTCAGGCCGAGATCGTCACTATTCAGGGTGATGTTACAAACCTGAAAAATGATTATGTTTCAAAATCCGCAACTGGCTCGCAAACCCTTCTTTCACCTCTCAATGTTGCGACGTCATATTCAGTTGACGGTACCAAAGTCGTCGGGGCCAGACAAACTGGATGGGCAACAGCATCAGGCTCGGCATTGCTGGGAGCTTTTAATGCCAGCCAGGCTTACAGCGCAGGCGCTACATACTCGCAGTCAGAAGCCTCTAACATGGCTACGGGATTGCAGCAGGCCAGACAGCGCATCAAGGCTCTTGAAGACGCATTGCGCGCACACGGGTTGATTAACTGATGATTACATTCACGCCAACGAGAAATATCGACCTGATAGAAATGGTCGGCAATCATCCTGACATCATAGAAGGCAGCAATAATGGTGCTAAGTTTTGGTGGAATCAAAGCAAAGTATATTATGAGGTTGCAGTTCATGGTGAATTTGCTGGAATTGTTTATTGTGAGGAAATTCAACCAAACTCATATGATTGCCACGCAATGCTTCTAAAACCGCTGAGGGGGTTTAGTGTAGATATTGGTAAGCTATTCCTAAAGTATTTATGCGATAACACAAATATGATGTGCGTGACATCATACGCATCAAATAAGTTCAGGTACGGGCAAATGTACTGCGCGTTAATTGGATTAAAGAGGGTGGGTGTTATACATAAATATTTCTGTGGAATTGATGATGTGGTAATATACTCCTCAACCAAAGAGGAGATATTGGAGTTTTTAAATGATAGAAAACCAACTAACTCAGGAAATTCTTAAGTCGAATCTTAGCTACGATCACATCACAGGAATATTTACCAGAAAGCGCTCAGGAGGAGGAGTAAAGGATGGTGATGTATGTAGTTACATAATACCGTCAACTGGATATATTGCCACTCGAATCCTGGGTAAGCTATACACAGCGCACAGGCTTGCGTGGTTATACCATTATGGAGAATGGCCTGATGGTGAGGTTGACCACATAGACAGATGCAGAACCAATAATGCAATATCGAATTTAAGATGTGTTACCAGAAGCATTAACGCCCACAACACTAAATTACGACGTGATAATAACACGGGTTATAAAGGGGTTTATTATTACGAATCAAGAGATAAATATTGGGCGTATTTCTGTTTAAATAGCAAAAGAATAAGCCTCGGTTATCACGAAACTGCTGAGATGGCTAATGAAGCAGTTCTTAATGCCAAGAAACTTCATGGTTTAACGCACACCTAAATAGGTAACAACATGCTCATTTTCCAATTAGCGAGTAAGCATCTCGAGAATCGCCTGTACCTGAAAGGTGGGAAGGGTGGCGGAAGTAATGGTGCTAAAGAGTCAGCGCAGGCGACTCAGTATGCAGCAAACCTGCAAAACGATCAGTTCAACCGCGTAATGCAGCAACTTGCACCATATGCAGCCGCCGGATTGCCAGCGCTTCAGCAAATACAGCAACTCTCAACGCTGGACGGACAAAATTCAGCACTAAACCAGTATTACAACTCAGACCAGTACAGGCAACTTGCAGATCAGGCCCGCTATCAGTCGCTAGCTGGAGCAGAGGCTACCGGTGGCTTAGGGTCTACAGCTACCAGCAACCAGTTGGCCGCTATTGCCCCTACTCTTGGGCAAAACTGGCTTTCCGGTCAGATGCAGAACTATGGCAACCTGCTTAACGTGGGGCAATCCGCAGCCGCAGGCCAGGCCTCTGCTGGGCAGAACTACGCAAACAACGTTGGCAACCTGCAGCAGCAACTTGCAGCAATCAGATCCCAAAACCCTGGGAAGTCATCTTTTGGCACCGCTCTCGGCGGTGCGACAAGCGGCGCAATCTCAGGCGCAGCACTTGGCAGTATTGTTCCGGGGCTGGGTACGGGAATTGGCGCAGCTGTAGGTGGTAGTCTGGGGCTGTTGGGCTCTCTATTTTAAGGAGATATCGTGGCTACTTTTCAGCTTGCAGGCTTACCATCACAGGTTGTCGTCAATCAGAATGCGCCTGGCGCTCCGGCTGCGCCAAATTATGACCTGTCAAGCCGGGGGGCAAATAACATATCCCAAGCGCTACAGGGCCTTGGCGAGGTTGCAGGAGCAATAAATCAGGGTCAGCAGGCAGAAAGACTCAAACAGTTCCAGCAGGCGTTTGGACAGGCCTATGCAGCGGGTGACCGTGACGCACTGAAGCAGTTAGCAGCAACCAATCCTGACCAGATAGAAGCAATCCGGAAAGGTATGGGGTTTGTAGATGCAGACAAAAATCAGGCGATAGGTGAAGCCTCAGCCCAATTGAGGACTGCCGCTAGCCAGGGACCAGAAGCTGTCATGAAGGCGCTCCAGAAGAACGCGCCGGCACTGCAATCAATAGGTGTGTCTCCCGAAGGTGCATGGAAGACGTACCAGCAGAATCCGGAAGGTTTCGGGCAAACAGCTGACCTGATCGGACTTCATGCTCTGGGCCCAGAAAAATATTTCGACGTGCAGGACAGGATGGCCGGACGTGATATAGACCGAGGCAGGCTGGCAGAGCAGGTAAGGAGCAACCAGGCGGGAGAGGCGCTCACTGCCCGTGGACAGGATATTACTGTGCGTGGGCAGAATATTTCTGCGCAAAATGCCCGCCTGTCAGCTAACGGCCCCACCTCTGCGATGCAGAACTATGGAGAGTATTCTCGTCTGCTGAAAACAGACCCGGAAGCAGCAGCAGTATTTGCTCAGGTGGCGGGGATTAACACTGCAGCGGCTGGCAACAGACAGGTTCAGTTATCAGACGGCAGAACGGTTACAGTTGGCGGCAAGTTGCACGGTGCAGGGCAGAATGCCTTCTATGAAGGCCGCGATGACAATGGCAATGTTGTTCGTGTTCCAGCCAGCGCTATCGCAGCGCCACCAACTTCTGCCGCATCCGCTGGTAACTACGCGATGAAGAAAGACCTCGATGCTATTTCTGGCGCGTCTTCTGATCAGCTTGGCTTCATGACTGGAATCACCGGCGATAACGGCACTCCGTCATGGGATGCGGGGGTTCGCAGCCGCTGGAGCGGTGGCGATCAGCGCCAGCTTTATAACGCGACTAAGCGCATTCAGGGCAAGATGCAGAACCAGGGTATCGCAGCCGCAAGGGATATGGGCGCGTCTGGCATCAACACTGTTGCAGAGGCGAAGATGTACTTTCAGGGCATGCCACAAGTCGATTATTCAAGCCCAGAAGCCATGCAGCAATCTGTGCGTGATATCCAGCAATATACCAACGACTACAACCAGCAATATCAGGTTAATGTCGGTGGAAGCGGTCGTCAGTCAGCACCTCAGCAGCCAGCGGCGCAACAGCCAGCCGTAGGCAGCTTTACCTCTAAATCAGGCATCCAGTTCACGGTGAAATGATGGAAGTTACAGCCAACGGTAAAACATTCAATTTCCCAGACGGAACCAGTAACGAGCAGATCGGCGATGCTATTGATGAATATTTCGCTGGGCAGGCGGCTACCGAAACGCCACAGGAACAAGCACCTCCGGCACAGCAAGCGCCTCAGCAGCAAGATCAATCCCTGCTGCAAAGCGCAGAGCAAGCTGGGCGCGGGCTGATAAATATCCCCTTTGATGCATTGCAGGGCGGCGCGAGTTTAATTAACGCCATAAGCCAGGGGTTGGGAGGACCTAAGGTTCTTGATGATGTTTATCGACCTGTAGACAGGCCCACAGACACTTACGCACAAGCTGGTGAATCGCTTGGTAACTACCTCACTCCAGGCCTTGGAATTGCAGGAAATATGATTGCAGGTTCTATTTCTGATGCAACCAACCAGCAGGGAGACTTCGCAACAAACGTGGCGAAGAATTCCGCTATTAACCTCGGGGCGCAAGGTGCCTTGTCTGCTGTGGCTAAAGGCATTGGTAGAGGCGTTACAGCAGTTAAGGGATATATTGCTCCAGAGGCTGCACAGACCATAGCGAACGCGGAAGCTTTAGGCGTAACGCCAATGACATCTGACATGATTAAGCCTGGAAATGCATTCACAAAAGGTCTTGTACAAGGTGGTGAGGGGGCTTTGCTTGGTTCGGGTGCACAACGCGAAACTCAGCAGGCAGCCAGAAGCAAAGCTGTATCAAATTACCTTGATAAATTCGGTGAGTACAACCCTGAAGATGTCGTTAAGTCGCTTACCAATAATCTCAAAGGGCGCAGGGATGTGGCGGGCAAAGCACTGGAGGGAATCACAAAAAAGATGGGTGCAACACCCGTTGAAACCTCCAATGCAGTGACTGCTATCGATGAAAGTCTGGCTAAGCTTAATCGCCTTGGAACGTCAGCCGATAAAAACCTAGTATCTACGCTGGAAAACTTAAAGTCAGAGCTATCAAACCCAAACATTGACTTCGACCTGTTAAAGCAGCACAGGACGGCGTTCCGCTCAAATGTTCAGGGTGATGCAATGGTATTTCCTGACCAGGCAAAGTCGATCACAAACCGCATTGAAAACGCTATGACGAGAGACCTGCGTGGTGCGGTAGGGAAAAATCTCGGCCCGCAAGAGGCAGCTAACTACATCAAGGCTAACTCTGATTACTCCAATATCTACAACAAGGTTCTGAATAAGAAGATCGCCAACAATTTGAACAAAGCAACAAACGAGGCGACACCAGAGCTCATCAATAGCGTCGTGTATAGCCGAAATGCCTCTGACATTAAACGAATCTGGCCTGCGCTTGATGAGAAAGGAAAGGATGCCATGAGGGCGGCGTACATCAGCCGCATATCAGAGAAAACAGGCGGCTCACCTGCAAAATTCCTAACTGAAGTGAACAAACTCAAGCGTCAAGCTGGAGGTGAAATTTACAGCACAATTTTCAGCGGGAAGCACATGAAGGAGCTAGACGCGCTGCATGAAGTTCTCAGGGAAACCGCCCGCGCAGATTCAGCTAACGTTGTAACTCAAACAGGGCAAGCTCTAGCTAATCCACTCAGGCTTGGTGCTGGGGTTGCTTCAGGAGGGACATCACTAGCATCAGAGGCAGGTTATGGTCTGGCAATGAGAGTCTATGAGTCAAAGCCAGTGAGAAATGCACTACTAAGGCTCGCCAATACCAAGCCAGGAACGCCAGCGTATGAAAGGGCGCTGAATAATGCAGCAAATCTTGCAAGGCCATTGATAGCATCTCAGGCTGCGCGAGAGTAAGTGTTAATAGGGGCGTTTTTGGATTTCAATTTTGCAATTTCGAGCTTCAGATAAAAGATTTCATCATGAAGGTCTGAAATTGTCATTTCATTGGCATCACATTTTCTACGCAGCCCTTCCATAAGTGTTCCAATTGTCCCTATTGCTATTACTGCTGCAACTACAAATACGATGAAACCGATATAAACGAGATTAATCATTTAAATCTCCTGAAACCATAAATGTAATTAACTAAATTATAGCACTGCTGCGCAAGTTTTAGCTTGTGCGGCTTTGCTGCGCCCGGAGCAAAGAGTTATTTTCATACTATCGTCCATGGTTCTTGTGGTATCCCAACTCCTCTTCTGCCGACTTTCTTGCAGATACTGCTTCAGTTATTTCTTTGAAGAAGCCTAGTGATTTTCTTTTGCCATTATCACTGATGTATGCGTGCCATTTTTTACTTGCCTTATCCCATGAAACACCAGCCACTCCACTTTTGTTGTTTTTATATTTTGATTTATTTTTAAGGTTTTCAGTGATAGTGACAATGCGAAGGTTTTCTATTCTGTTGTTAGTCCCATTTCCATCGATATGGTCTATTTGCATACCATCGGGAATGATTCCGTTATGCATTTCCCAAATAACCCTATGGGATAGGTAGACTTTTCCTAGGTATCTTATTGGAACATAATGTGTCTTTTGATTTTTAGCTTTTCCTTGATATCCGGCAATTCTGTCAGGAGATATGTTTTTTATGACATTTGTTCTTTTTAACTCACTTTCTTTCCAATAAAGAATTCCATCTTCTGTGTAATCGAATATATCGTTCCAGTTCATAAATAATGACCTTGCTATGTGATTCATTAATTATATCAACAATCATGCTGGCAATAAATGTTGTCATGCATAATTTATAGAGAGTTTATAATGTCAGATATCTCTGCCAATGTGACCGTATCGATGCCCAGCCAGCTATTCACTATGGCTCGCTCATTTAAAGCCGTGACTAACGGCGAAATCTATATCGGTAAGATTGATACCGACCCTACCATTCCTGCCAATCAGATTCAGGTTTATATTGAAAACGAGGATGGCAGCCTCGTTCCTGTTGCTCAGCCTATCATAATCAATGCAGGCGGCTACCCGGTATACAATGGACAGGTGTCAAAATTTGTCACCGTTCAGGGCCACAGCATGGCCGTGTACGATTCGTATGGTGTGCAGCAATTCTACTACCCCAATGTTTTAAAATACGACCCAGACCAGTTTAAAACTCAGCTAGAGTCCGCGCAGGGTGCAGGCATTGTCGGCTATCGCTATAAAAATGCGTCTAACGCCACCCTCCGCAAGGTTTCTGATGTTCTGGATGAGAGGGTTAGCCTGTGGGATTTCCACTGTGATGCGAACGGAAACATCATCCAGCCAGGCCCGACCATAGACAGCCGGCAGTACATCCAGAATGCGATTGACTACCTGAACGCGAAAGGAGGCGGGACACTAACCATCCCAACGGGGACGTGGTGGCTAAACTCGTATGGTAAGCCAGATAAAATCGCGGGCTACTCGGGAATTATTCAACTACTTAGCAACGTTGACATATTTTTCGAAGCGGGCAGCCGGGTGACGTTGACCTCTTATTTCAATGAGAAGCCATATTGCGTGTTCTGCGGCTTTAACGGAAATGACCCTGCAACTTCTGAATCCCTGAATAACTGTCACATCTACGGCTCAGGAACAATCGACTGCGGCGCAAATAATAAGCAGCCAGTTGGCAGCGCACTTTGCTACGCAGTCGGCACCGGGAGGTCTTACGACTGTAGTATTCGTGGGATAACGATAACTAACGGTGATTTGACGTGGGCTGCAACATTAGGATGGAATGGCTACGGTAATAACACTGTAGTCGATGGCGTCACGGTTACTAACTGCAAAAAATCAGACATAGAACGAAATATTGACCAGTCTCTATTTTATGTAGGCTGTCCGTACTCAGGTGTCAGGAACTGTTATATGAACCCGTCACCGGATACAGGATTCGCTAACCGGATTTCAGCTGGGGTTGAGTTGCATCAGCATAGCACCTTCTGCGATAACAATTACATGAAAGGGCTGATGCGTGGTGTATACGTTGTAATGCATGGCGCGGAATCTGGCGGGCAGGGTGTGTATATGTACAATGTCAGTGTTTGTAACAACACTGCCAGTATAGCAGGGCAATTCGTCACCCTTACAGCGGACCAAGGCACGGCAATCACGTATATACATAACGTGCGCATTGCTAATAACATTGCAGTGATTGAACCGCCAACAGATCCCTCCCAGCAGTTGGGCCGCATCTTTATAAACAGTGAAACATGGGCCGATACACCACCTGACTCAAACACAGAGCGAGTGCTAGTGTCTAACAATATTTTTCATTGCCCTATAACTCTCACCGGCAGCGTTTTCTTCGCGTATCGAGTCAGCACTCGTAACTATATATTTTCTGGAAACGTGGTGGACTGCCAAAAAATAATGTCAGGTGATGGGCAGGGTGTCACACAAAACCTTGAACTGAGAAACATTGTATGGGATTCGTCTAATACTTTAGGGAATGCATGGCTTGGCCAGAGGAATGGGACTACTAACCTCTTTGACCTCTATGCGGCAGCAGTTGTTAGCTGTAGTTTCGATATAAATACCCCATATGAAGACGCCACGATTGCGCATGTATTTTATACACCTGACGGGTGCAGTGTTGATTACACCGTCGTTAAAGTTAATCATGAGCGCATCCCGGCTGGCGTCGTAGGTGTAAGGATGTCTCAAGCAAACCTGGAGAAGGTTTCTAACCATGTGAGTTATCCAGTCACGATTAGCTTCGGAAGTTACGACGCAAATGGCGCTACGTTGTGTTTTAGCGTAGATACTACATATGGATGGGTAGGTTCTGCTACTGCGATAAGTCACAGTGACAACACAAACATAACGCCTCCTGGTTGTTATGCCGCTACAGAAACCGGTCAACTTCAAGGAGTGGGTTGGTCGCATACGAGTGGGGCTAAGTCATACAAGCAGAGGGTGCTATTACGTAGCCGATCAACCCTTCCTGTCTAAGGCGTGATGGATAGTTTATTGTAGCAGCTTGTTTTACTGAGAATCTTCACGTAATAAAAAATCCCCGCTAGGCGGGGATTTTCAATCTTTTATAACACAATTAATTCATGCAATCTTTTTTGCTAAAATCAACAACTATATTTACCCCTTCATGGTATAGCTTATAGTCTTGATTACTGGTTACTAACTTATAATTGCAAAAGTCCCTGAGTGAGCTATTGACTATTTCACTATTATACCCAGGGTCCATTTGCTTCAAACCGTTTATTCCCATGTAATAATGCGCCCACATCCAGTTTCCAAAATAACTAACTACTAGCCCATTTAGCAATGGGAAATTCTTGGATGAGTTTGTAAGTATGCTTGATCTGGGTGGCTCACCATTAAAAATAATATAGTTTGTATTGTAATCGAATTCTTTCGTATCTTCTTTTATTGAATCTATTATTTGTTTATCAACAGAGGATTGATGCTTGCTGGAATTAGCATATGCGCATGTAAAAATAATCATGTATGCATACATCGGCAGAACAACCAATGACGGTACTTTGCTTTCTTTGCACGCCAGAGTCGCCAGGAATAAGACAAAAAGCAAATAGGAGCCAACGCCTATGTACAACCGTGAAAAACCTACCATTGGGTTATCAAGTGGTAAAAGAGATCCTATCGTGGCGACTGGAGTCACAATTATTACAAGTAAAGAAACAACAAAAATAAACCAACCAAACTTACCTTTATATCCTCTTAAATACCTATAAGAAATTACCAAAGCGGAAAGTAAGGAGATTGCAATAAGAACTGGCATGATGAATTCCCCCATGCCATTAGGTAGTATTACCCCTTCTATATGATAGTAATAGGATTTTAAGTTACTGATTACTGTGTTCAGAAGATCAGCAGAAACCCTTGGGTGGTTAGCACTGTGAGAGGACTCCAAAGTCAAAGGCAATATCACCTTCATATAGAGAGCCAGCCCTAACAAAGTGCTTAAAACGCGTATAAACGATAATTTTATTATTTCAAAAGGAGATGCCAGCTTATAAACATCATAAAAGAATAGCAGGGATGTAAAAATAAGTATTATATTTACAGATGCTTGATATAAACACATTACACCAACGACTAAAGCCACCTTAGTTAAAAGGTTGATATAATGATTATTTGATAAAGTAAATAAAAAAGAAAAAGACAGAACAGCGGAAAACAGGATTGTCAGGCTATCAAACCTGTAACTAACAACCTCAACAATAAATGGATTTATTAAAAAAGACAAAGGGAGCAGGAAAACCCCTTTTTTGTTATTGAAAAACTCTTTGCCAAATCTATAAAAAACCCATGACAGCATGGCACAAGCAACAAGGAGCGGCGCAGGGGCAATGTCTGCCATTGTGCCACTAAACATAATAACAGACATCAATATATCAGACAGAGGACGCCCATCTTCCCACCAAAATCTGTAACCTAGCGTAGAACGCCCAATATCGTCAATGTAATAAATGTTTGCTAATATGATGGGGGCCACCAGTAGCAAAATAATGATGAAATATTCCTTTATTTGTTTCACGCTTCATCCCCATTTTTTAAAATATATCTAGGCCTGTTCTTGGATTCGGTATAGATCCTTCCGATGTACTCACCCAGCACCCCAATGCCAATGAGCTGCACGCCGCCAAGGAACAGAATGGAAACCAGCAATGACGGGTATCCACGTACCGGGTTTCCAAACGCGATGGTGTCAACAATCATCCATGCGCCATAAATAAACGACAAGCCAGCAACTAACAAGCCGATGTAAGTCCACATACGCAGAGGGAAGGTGGAGAAGCTGGTGATACCCTCAAGGGCAAGGTTCCATAGCTTCCAGCCATTGAATTTTGAATCCCCGGCTATCCTTTCGGCTCTGGTATATTCAACAACGTCTGTCTTTCCTCCAACCCAGCTCAGTATTCCTTTCATAAATAGATTACGCTCAGGAAGAAGCTTGATGTTTTCCACCACCCCTCGGGACATCAGTCGGAAATCACCGACATTCTCCTCGATTTTAGGGTTGCTGATTTTGTTGTGCAGCTTGTAGAACCACTCAGCAGTCTTCCGCTTGAGTCTTCCATCGGTTGATCTGTCTGTTCGTTTCGCCAGTACCATTTCAGCGCCAGCCTGCCACTTATCGATCAGATGAGGAATGACGTTAATAGGATCCTGCAGGTCTACATCGATAGGGATTACGGCTTCGCCTGTCGCATGGTCTAGCCCTGCAAATAAAGCAGGCTCCTTGCCGAAGTTGCGGGTGAATGACAACGCAACAACAAGAGGGTCTGCAATTGCCAGAGATCTGATTATTGACTCTGTAGCATCCTTGCTGCCGTCGTTGATGAAGACTATTTCAACCTCATATTGCTGAAGATCTTCAAACTCGCGCACTGTTTTATAGAAAATTGGAATCGCGTCTTCTTCATTAAAGACTGGAACGACCAGAGAGATCTTCATTTCGCATCCCTAAAGACAATGAATTTGGAATAGATAAAACCGCACACCAGACTGATGGCGGAGAAAATTATGAGAGTAACTAACGGAGGCAAGCCAACATTGTCGGCCTCCCAACCAATTGCTGCGCTCAATGTTCCCATGAAGCCGACATAGAGCATGTAACGCATTGTTGTGGTTGAAGAGTTAAACGTGAATCTGGCATTAGCGAAGAAGCTAAAGCTCACGGCAACGACAAACCCTCCGAAGTTGGCGAGGGCCTGTCCTGTGTCTAGCGCATAGACACATACAGAAAATACCACCCAATGGATCATGGTGTTTAAAACGCCTATGGCGGCGTACTTAGAAAATAGCTTTAACATGATAAATATCAGCGGATTCTGAAAGCGGAAGAGTTTACCACCTGGCTGCAATATGATCGACACCCATGTTTTGCAGGTCGCGCATATGCAGCCAGGTTGGAATGCCCGGTAGCCATCATGGATACCATGGGGGTAATTTAGCGTTTTACATTTTCATCACATGACTGCATTCATCCAACCGTATACACCGACATGCTCTTGCCTCTTGCTGTATGATGATTCTCATAAAATTTCTGGAGGAAAGATATGAGTTCATTCATTAACAACATTGTCAGACTGGCTGCGCTCATGAGTCTAGTCAGCCTGATAGCTATGCTATTAGGTTGGCAGAGTGCAAGTGAAGTCATGATAGCGGTCGATATAGTCATGATTGTGATATGGGGCACGTCTGAGTACGAGCTCAGGATGAAACGGAAGGGATCGGAGTAGGCAAGGAAGATGGAAAGGCTCTGCCCCTGTGCGGGGCTTTGCGCTAGCTCACCTTCTCATCAAGCCAGTCCGCCCAAAACTGCATCATTTCACGACGAGTATCGAGATAGGCGGCATGGTTGTAGACTGAGCGAGTGCCGCCGCTAACGTGAGCCAGCTGCATTTCTATAGCGTCGCTATTCCAGTGCTTTTCATTCAGCACCGTGCTGAACTGATGGCGGAACCCGTGGCCGCTAGTCTGACCTTCATAGCCAATGTTGCGGATAAGACCAAGTACAGAGTTTTCGCTGATCGGCTTCTTCCTGTCATTTCGCCCCGGGAAGCAAATGTCATACTGCCCGGTAACCTGCTTCAGAAATCGGAAAAGCTCCACAACCTGATCTGACATCGGAACTACGTGCAGCTTTCTGCCCTTCATCACTGACGGGTCAACGCTGATTAGCCTGTTTTCAAAGTCGATTCCTGTCCATGCCAGCGAACGGAGTTCGACAGTGCGCATGGCCGTATAGTGCAACACCTGCGCAGCTATCTTTATAACAATCCATCCGCCGTAGGCATTCATTGCCCGCTGGAACTCGTGTATGCGATGCATGGGAAGGAAGGGGTAGTTCTCTTTTCTGTAGCCACGCATTGCGCCGGAAAGGTCTCGCGACGGGTTATATTTAGCCCGGCCAGTTATTATCGCGTAGCTGAAAACCTCCCCGCACCTGCGCCGGGCTTTGTCCGCGCGCTCCATCGCCCCTCTGTCCTCAAAGTTCCTGATCACCTTCAGCAAAACCATCGGCTCCACATCATCCATGCGTAAATGGCCGATGATCGGCAGAACGTCATCATCAAACATCCTCAGCATTTCATCGGCATATCCTTTCGACCATACTTTTGATTTATGAGCATGCCACTCCCTGAAGATATCCCCGAACGAATCCGCGACAGCCTCTTTCTCTTTCTTCTTTATTGCCTGCTTCTGCCCGGCAGGGTCCACGCCGTTAAGCAGTTTCATTTTTGCTTCAGACTGTTTTGCCCTGGCCTCGGTAAGAGTGATCTCCGGGTATGGTCCGATTACCAGCGTCTTTTCTTTTCCGTCGAACCGGTATCGCATGCGCCAGACCTTTTTGCCCGACGGCGGAACGAACAAAAACAAGCCGCCAGAATCAGCAAGGCGGTATGACTTGTCAGTGGGTTTAGCGGCGTCTATCTGCTTAACGGTAAGCATGTGGGCATAATTCCGTGGTCATTTTTGACTATGCCCGCAATATGCCCGCAAAAGTTCCGTGGAGTCAATACATGTCAGGTAACGTCGGGTAATGGTGGATTGGCTTGAATGATTGCTGTGAGGAGGGTTTCGGTAACGTCGGGAAGTGTGAGGTAATGCTGATGTGGTGTCCCCTGCAGACATCACATATTAGCCGTAAGTGCAGGGGATTTATTGATAAATGTCTATGTGAAGAAATTTGTGCCCGCTGTTATGCCCGCAATGCGAAATCAAGAGGCTTTTCTTTGAGGGGAAAGATGGCTGAATTTCCAGTGCTGGTAGTCGGCATACAGCCAGCGAGATGAGCGACCATATTTGATTGGCTTCGGGAGTTTGCCGGCCTTTATCTGGTCATAGAAATATTTGGCGGTGTAGCCAGCATCCTCGATCATGAACTTCATGTCAACAAGGGAGTCTTCGCGTAGTTCGCGCATAGTTTAACCTCCGGGAAAAAAAATGCCCGCACAGTGGCGGGCTAAACATTTAATCCAATCTCCAACGCCAGTCTCCTGTGTCAGAGCGGTGCGGTATTGCACCCAGCAGCCTACTCAGGGAATAGGCTGGAAGGTGCTCTAATATTTTCCGTACCACCAACCATCTCCTCCTTCATAAAGAGGAATGGGTTCGCTTCCCACAATCTTGTAAATTTCCAGCGAGCAGGAAAAAGTCCCGTTCTTCCCGCACGAAACGCCTTTGTCGTCACGATTTATCCTGATGGAACGGCTCTCCTCTTCTATCTGGATATCGATTTTCATAGCGCGAAAAGGAACGCCGTTTGTCATTGTGCCACCACCAGATCCAGACGGCGTTTTTCTGAACCTTACTGCAGCAGGATTCTGGTGAGGTCTTCTGCCGCCACCGCCTCTGCTCTTATGGACTTCCGATATAAATGCCATGCTGCCTCCATTAAAAAAGCCGCTGTGTTAGCGGCTCATTCGTTAACTTCATCCCCTGAAAGCGGCGGAAGGTCTGGTGTGTTGACCCCAAAGAGAGCGGCCAATGCTCGATAGTTTTGTTCAGCGTGGTACCGTCCTTTGCATCGGACTAACTTCTCGGCCGCCTCAATAATCGTGTATGCCTGTACCATCTCATCTTCGCCAATCTCGAACATGCCATCCTTGTTCTGACCTGCATTACGCAACTTCTGCAGTATCGTCATTTGCTATTCTCCTTTCGCCAGAGTTTCATACTGCTGAGATGTTGTGTCTATGGGATTGGTTTTGATGTTTAGGAAGTTGCGAAGATCTTCATGCTGCTTAGCGCGCTCCTCAGGCGTCATTAATTCGAGCTCTGCGTAATACTCAGCCCGACGTTGCAGTGCCCCAAGCATCGAGCGTGTTGGAACACCTTTCCCGAATCGCATCCCTGGCTCAAGCAGCACAGGGCAGGGCAGCTTATCCGGGTATTCCTGCTCAGCCTTCAATGCCTCCCTGCTGGCCTGCCATGCTCTATACATCAATCCTTTTACCCAGTTTAATTCCGCCTCGCTAAGAGCCGTCTCGTCAAACTGAGCATTGCACCACGCCTCAAACTGATCGCGCTCACTCATTTGGCCTCCTTATCTTGCTCCGGGGGCAGACTCTGGCAATAGGTCAGAATGCCCAGGTGTGTGATGTGGTAGCCCTTGAACTTTATCCCTCTGTCTGTAAATTCGACATATTCGAGGTAGCCTTCATTTGCAAGCTCCTGTACCGCCTTTGATTTCGACTGAAATATGGGGTAGGGGCTTTCCTTCATGGCGCAGGCGATATCGGCTTCCCACGCCCTTTCCAGAATCGCCAGTTTCTTTTTATTCATTTGGCCTCCTGCATCATGAGGTACACCACCATCGCAGCACGGAGTGGATTCGAATCAGCATGCCATTGATGAGTATTTGCCCCCTTAGCAATTGGTGGCAGGTTAAACTGACGACGCCACTCTATAGATATTGCATTGGCCTCTATAATCGGCCATGCCTCAGCGGGGTTGTTGCACGGGTCGAAGTAAAATTTGTTACCTGATTTATTCTTCGGTTTGTCGAATTCATACCTGCGATCATCGCTCATAAAGATATCAGGGACGACCTCTTTGCAGCCAAATGCGAATGCCACCAACTTATTAATTTCTTTATCACTCATCTTGCTGTAATCCATTACGCCCACCTCTGTTTATTCTTCAATTCGATTAACTGCTGGCAATCACTGCACGTCCGGCATCCCGGAACAGCTACACACCTCGCCTGTTGTATCGCCTCATCGCACTCGATACAGTGCGTCGCTGATACTGCGTTACGGTCTATACGATGTGCGGCAATGGCCTGCTCGCGCTGCATTTCTTCAAGCTCGCTGGCGGCGTCGATAATTTCTGCTGTCATGCTACCTCCTGCCTTTTGCAGTATTCCTCAGCGAGTCGCTGAGCCTTTAATGGGTTGCAGATAACCTCACCCCATGGCATTAACCAGCCGTTAGGCCCAACAATGAACGTCAGGCGCAGGCCATAAACAACGATGTCATCATGTGAGTGGGTCATAGCACTGCCTCGAACTCGTCATTTTCAATGCGTAATGTTCTGCTCATGATCAGTCCATCCTCGTGTGGCCGTAGCGGCCTTTCCAGCGACGCTCTTCGGTGTAATCAGGCTGCATCGGCCCAACCGTTTGCCATGCTGGCCGGAACGAAGCCTCGTAGTTGTCCTGCCATATCCTGTTAGCCCAAAGCTCACCCATGAGCCGCTGTTGACGCTGCTCCTTGCTCTCAACCTCATATTGAGCGCCGAGCGTTTTATCCAGGCGTGCAAATAATCCAGCCAGCACCTCTTCTTTGGTGCCGGAGCGCTTTGGTGGGCGTAGATAACCCGCCCCGGGTGAAGAGGTGCTCATTGGATGCTCCAGTGATTAAATGGCGTGAATGGCGTGGCGAGGGAATGGCAGAGTTACGGGTGCAAAGGGAATATCGTCATAAAAGTCCATAGGAGGTTCGCTTTGCGGTGCCTGTTGTCGCTGCGGCGCACTTCTTTGCTGAGGCTGCTGCGCAGCTCCTTGACCTGAGGCTCTCGGCGGCAAATCGATATCCCTTACCAGAATGGTGGGAGTCTGCGCCTGAGTGCCGTCGTTTCGCTTCCACTCTTCGATAACGAACTCACCAGTCACCGTGACCTTAGCGCCCTTAACGATGGCTTCTGATAGCTTCTCAGCCATAGCGCCGAACATCTTGCAGTTAAGCCAGGAGGTTTTTTCGTTGTCGCCAAAACCGCTTTTGGCCGGCAGAGAGAATTGAGCGATGTGCTTCCCGTTTGGTGTGACACGAACGACGGCATCCTTGCCGACGTGACCAGAGATGGTGATAGTGTTAATTGCCATTTATGCCGCCTGATTTTGTTGCTGTAGTTCGCGCCCGCGAGTCTTATAAGTTTCCTGTGCGCGAGCCTCATGCTCTTTCGAGCCGCCGAGCTTAGGCCAGGCATCTTTAAAGGCAGCCTGAAGCTCAGCCACTGACTCAGCGAGTGAAGCCTTATCGGCAAACTCTTTGAGGGCATCTTCAGCGGCCTGCGGTGTGATGTGATGCACTTCCGCGTCAGCATCAATTGCTGTCTGCTCTGTTGGGATGCAGAACGTCTGGAAAGCAGCGTACTTGTAGGCGATAGACATAGCCTTGTTGGTTGCCTTGTCGCCGCTGTCCATCGCCTCGCCATAGGTGACAACCGTGTGCTTGCTTCCGTCTTCGGTGGCGACAAAATCAAACTCAGCCTTAACGACGACATAGAACAGCACGCCACCAGTCTTTGTGGTGCGCTCTGTTACGTTGCGCTCGGTAATGCGAGGGAGAATGACCAGTCCATGTTTCGCCAGCATAGGTGCCAGCGCGTTATAGACCTGATCGATGCCGCGAAACGCAAAACCCTGCTGCTTGTTCTCTCGATCCTTACTGATGCCTACCTCAGCCATATCCTTGGCTACGGCGCTAATCGCTTTATAGACGCTCATATATCCCCATCCTCTCTGCCTGTTTCTCACTGTGGTAATCGGCAATCGCTTCCTGCTCTGCCAGTTCGTGCGTCATCTCGGGCTCGCCGATCACATCCTGCATCAGCCGCACAAACGCATCGTCGTCCCACTGCTCTAGAGCGCTCATGCCGCCTGCTCCTGAGCGATTACCGTGTACCCTTGCTCTGCCATCCATTCCAGCACCACAGCGCCGTCCAGCTGCATGAGAACCTCACGAGTGTCTACGGTGCCATCGAGCACAACACCTTCCAACTCGACTACCTGATTGCGCTGACTGTCGAGATAGCCATGCACAGAGTCGCATTTACATTTAATTTTCATAGGTCACCTGAATTTATGATGTGACTATCCCGCCTGCGTGGTGCCGGGATGGTTGAATGATTGGGGTAGGGGAGTTATTGAGTGCAGATTAGTTCTGCTTTTTCACACTGCTCTGCGGTAAACCAGCCAAAGTGACATTCCCCGAATGGTATTCCCATCTGTTCAGCAAGCCAGCGGTATGCATCCGTTCTGCTCATTCGACCTGACTTCCAAAGATGCTCAAACGCTGGTTTGCATTTCTTCCGTGCATCCCTTGTCCTTTGGTCGGCTAGCGTGCCAAGGGGTATAGACGTAAAAGGATGTAGGCCAACATAAGCACCGCAACCTTCGCAGAGATAGACATAAGGCCAGTCGCTGTAATCTCGGCCGTAAACCTCTTCATGAGTTCCTATCCGGACCGCGCCGCTGCAGTGATGACATTGAGTGGGGGCTGGTAGTGGATTCTTAACTCTGGCAGTAGCCTTTCTACTGGGGTTAGAAGGTGTCTTTGTATCCATTCTCACCTCCACGCTGAGTCGCATTCCCGCGATACCACGGCATGCCAGCGGCTTTCTTCATCTCTTCGTTGGCTTCCATCCACTTGAGGCCGTTACGCTGCTCTCTGGCGTCACGGGCTTTCTGCTGAGCCTGACGGAGTAACTGGTGGTTAATGGCCATCTGGAGCCTCCAGTTTTTTACTGATTACCTTGTCATACAGCTTTGCTGCAATGGAGCGATACCCTTCTGCGCCTTTCGGGTTGCCGTGATGAGAGATAAAAACAGAAACCAACTCATCAATGATATCTTCGCGTTTACGCTCTGCTTCGGTGCGGATGGGGTGGAAATCCACCTTATCAATCCTGCTGGCAATTTTTACTCCGTTACTCAGTTTGAACCAGAATTCGTCATCATCATAAGCGACCACCTTTCCGGTAAAATCATCAACGCTACTGAATCCCCAAAGATTATTGTGCGGAGTAACAATAATATCCAAACCAACCGGAGGCCGCCCCTCTCCATTCCACACAGGCTGGTCATCCTCAGGCTTGTGCAGGCGATAGGCGATGATAGAATCTGCTTCTCCTACTCCATGCCAATAAATGCATTTTGCTGGGTATTCATCATACTCATCTCCATCAGCACGCTTGCAGTCGACAAGCGTTTCAGAGCAGCTGACAGGACATTCACCACCTGACCATGAAATCCAGCCATCCGCATCAGGCTTATTGATGAGCATCTCTTTGCTGGCATCCAACTGCTTATCGTTATTCGTCATCACTTCCCCTCCATTGCATGACCAAGACCAGCTCTAATCATCTGGTCACGATTGCGGACTTCAGAATTGAGAGGCGATCCAACCTGAGTTAATCGCCATTTATAGCCACAGGCCAGCGGTGTGACGCTGTAGGGCTTTTTTTTGTGGGTGACGGTCATGATGATTCGCCTTCGCGGAGACTTACGAGATATTCACGAGGATCGTCGTAGCACTGACATTCGCTGTACCAGTCTACCCAGCGATCTGTGAGTTCCATTTCTGTCATTTCTTCATCAGTCAGGGTTTCATCCCACACCTGGAGGCCGTTCATATTGCAGTAATCAGGCTTGATGTAGTTTTCGTACTGGAAGGCATCGTAATTAGCCAGCGCATCCATCATGCGCACGCCTTCCTCCACACTTGACACCTCAACAGTAAAGGACTTCATAGGCACTTGAGGGATGTGCCAGACTCGCAACTTAGACATAATCATCTCCCCGCTTATCGCCGCGGCGCGGAACGTTGAACAGAACTAGCGTGTCGTTACCAAAAAAGAAGCCCACCACATGGATGAGCTTTTGTTTTGGACATGAAAAACCCGCCGGAGCGGGTCTATTCGTCTTCTTCACCGAGTAGCTGGCCTAGCTGATCTGGTGTTGGCTTTTTCCAGTTAATGATTTGTCCGGTCTCGATGTCGATATCAAGCTCCAAATAATCGCCATAATGTTGGCCCGGGAAGCAGTCGGGAACATATTCATCCTCAATGGTGCGAATATTGTTTCCTGCTTCGTCAAACACTTCTGCCGTAAAGCGATCGCAAACCTTTATGCAAGTTTTGATGCGCTTAACGTTCACCGCTTTCTTAACGGTCACCTGCACTTCCATCCTCTCCCCCTCTACCTGTGAAAGCCGCGCTCAGGCGGCGGTATATCTGCGAATTGAAAGGACCGGGCATCGTGTAACGCCGTCAACCTTTTCCCACTTCAAAAGAGGTAGACGAAACACCTCAAACGCGACCTTTCCAACATAATCATTTTGAAAATCTTTGGCCCCTACAACCCAGACTTTTTCGAACCTGCGCTCTATGCAAAATGCAGATGCCCAGCCAAATTTTGATCCAGTACTGATAGCTTCTTTTTTTGTGCGAAATGTTGGGACTGCGGAAAATATCTCATCGAGTTTTATGCTAAGGCGATGATTTTCTTTGAAGCTTATGCATGTATTCGCCATATCTCACCCTCTGTTAGATTTGCCGTCAGCCCCTCGTAAAGAGCTGCTGGTAAATCCGCCCCTAATGTGGGGCAGGGGTCACATAGAAGCCCATTTGCGGGCGTTAGCACGATTCATCAGAGCCAGCCGGATGTGCAGCGCACGAGATGTCTCCCAACCATTACGCTTGGCATTAGCTGCACGGCCACGATAATGCTTAACTTCTTCACGGCACTCTTTAGCGAAAATTTCAGTAGTGGTCATTGTTGAACCCTTATCAAAAGTTGTTTTTACGCTCAGCCCCTAAGGAGCTGCTGTTGAAATGCTTTGGTCGGTGTGGTGGACTGGCACTGAGTCGCCACTCTCACTTACTTCCTGACGCCCTTTTTTCTGTATTGGCAAACAACTATCTGCCCAGCCGGTTTTCAGGTCTTATCACACTGCTAGCGTTGCACCTCGCTTGAGGACACCGCCACCACACCCCAAAGCACTCCTGATGTGTAAACCCCTGCATAGCGGGGGAGTACAAAAAACCCGCCGAAGCGGGTTATCTTTTTTTACCGAGAGAGGGGAGTCCGCCAGAAAACGTGGTCCCATCAGACTTGTTGATATTTTGTAGCGTGTGATTTTTTTGTTTAATCTTTGTTTCCTGAAAAAAGCTTTTTGATTGCCTTCGGGCGTCTCTTATCGCTAGAAGATCAGAGTCAGAGGCTCCAACATGATATTTTGCTATGTGCACATCAGGGCGATTGGCTGAGAACCATCTATTACAAATCGGGCACTTCAAATCCATCATAGGTACTTTCTCACCATTTCTTACCTGGCCTTCGCTGATGGGCGTGATTCACCTTATGGTTCATCGCGTCATCTTTCTTTTCAGCCGGAGGAGATGTATCTTTCGGCGGTGAAGGGGATAGAATCGCCTTTGCAACAACATCACTCACACCTTCAATTCCATGTTCGATCTTCCTTTCTTCGGCAAGCGCGTTCTCTCGCTCTGTTTGCTCTGCTTTCCGCTTAGCTATTAGTTCGCCACGTTCCTTGTAGCGCCTATTTTTGCTGTTATCTCTTGCTGCCTTAACAGTAACTTTAGTCATCAAGACCTCACACCAGTGGTATAGATTTCCCTTTACTCTTTTGTCTTCCAGAGCAAGTTATACCGCACTCCCCGGGCTTGCTGTACCAGGTGCGGTGATTTCTGCGCTCAACTATCGCAGCGCGTTTTTCCAGACCTTCCCGATACTCAGCCAGCGCGGTTAAATCAATCGGGTTCATAGCGCTTTCTACGCGTGATTTTGGCTTACGGCTCAGTGACAGCACCGGGCGAGTATCAGGCTTAGCGCTCACCCCAACTAACAGGGGGTTTGCAGCTTTCCACTCAGCCTGTTTCTCAGCGCGGCGGTCACGGCGACGATCTTGTGCGTTCATATATCCTCCTGTCAGTTAGCTTTGGTACTGGCGCCTGAGCCTATTTCAATCTCAGGGTTTCAAGTCGCTTCTCAGTCCGGCCCGAGTGGTGATGGGCCTAAGCTCCGCGACACGCCAGTCCAAAGCTTTCTGCTTTGAACACTGCGCTTTTTCAGCGCCAGATTTTTAAGAGCTTCACCGTCCTGGTGAGTAGTGCGTCCTGCTGATGGGATTAAAATATGCGCTCAGCGCAAATGCGTCAAGCGCATAATAAAATATAAATGAGGTGTTTTTTCATAAGAGAGCATATGCGTATGATTTGTAATAGAAATAAATTTGCGTGAAAATGCGTTATAAAATGTGAAGGGCACAAAAAAGCCCGCATAAAGCGGGCTGGTAGGTGTTAACCGTGTCGTCTGAACTGTTGTGACTGGCTCAACATTACTCGTCCAGAGACGTGGAGCATGGACATTTCTTCATCTGTTATTGTCCACTCTTTATATTTAGGATTGTCAGATATGACATAGAGATCTGACTTAACTCTCTGTAGGCGCTTAACGTACATGTCACCATTGAAGTCGAAAACGTAAATTCCATCTCCGTCAAAATAGCTGACGCTTACGTCTACGAATATCAAGTCCCCCGGCTCAATAGTGCCCTGCATGCTATCACCCCGGACATTAATCAACTTCACTGTAGATTCCGGTCGGTTTCCAAATATGACCTTAGCCTGGTCAGGGACGTACTCTATTGAACGGACAACTTCCACAACATCTTTAGACGGTGAGCCTGCTCCGGCGCTCGCAGAAACATCAAGGACATCAACTCTATACACATCTTTCCTCCCTTCTTTCGATAGCGAATTAACACTGTATGAATCTACAGTATCATTTACATCTTGAGAAGAGAATAGCTCAGAAACGGGTACTTCGAGAGCTTTTGCAATTTTCCTGATTTGGTTATCGCTATAACCCTGCACGCCCCGTTCTAGGCGCGAAAGATTCCCCACGTCGCTATCCGCAAGCAACGCCAGCTCGTTCAGTGTCATTTTCTTCGCCTTGCGGAATAGGCGAACGCGCTCTCCAACTTTCATATCGTCATTAAAAAACATTTTATGCGTTTCCCGCAAAGCGCCTTGCGCAAATTTTCCGTATGTATTAATATGCGTAGTACGCATTAAGGAGATACCATTATGCATACGCCATTACGAAAGATGCGTGTAGAGAAAGGACTCACGATCGCTGAGGTTTCACTAGCCACTCAGATTGATGTTGGAAACCTTAGCCGTATCGAGCGAGGCAAGCAGGTGACTTCACTAGAAACAGCAGAGAAGCTGGCACGCTTCTTCAAGGGTGAAATTACCGAAATGCAGATCCTCTACCCGCAGCGGTATATGGACACAAACACCGCAGCTTAAGCTCTACCCGCTCTTACACATCTCTCGCTGAAAAAGCGATCACTAAAAAGTCAAAATTTCTGGCTTTGTCCGCACTGGGCAAGGCCTTAACACGTATCTACTAAACGAATTGAACTTAAAGGAAGTATCTCAAATGGAAGACTTAACAACACGCAACAAAGCCAGCGCTCGAAAAATTGAGAGTTGGATTCTAAACCGCATCGCGATTCTCGGAACCACTCAGGTAGCTGAGCATCTCGGAGTGAACAAATCCTCTGTCACGCAGTGGAAGAAACACTACATCCCTCGCATGGCTGCGCTTCTTGAGTTCATCGGGTACGCCATTACTGACGACGACATATCTCGTGTTGTGGTTGGACTGGCTGACTTGCTGGAAGAAAGGGGATTGGGAAAGAAAAAGCGCCCTGCTGTAACAGAGCGCTCCGACCAGATAACGATTGATTTTTAAGACCTCAATCAGGAGTTAAGTATGCCAAAAGATAAGCGTTTTTACCAGGACGAAGTACACAAGAACGTGATTCGTGTTCGTTTCCTTCGGGAAGTGAGTCAGGTAACTGCCACTAAGCTGCGAGAACTCCTGACCCGATGCAAGAACAAGAAGGAAGCCGATCATGAGTAACGTTGCCTACGAAAAAGTAACACCCATAAGACCTCACCTGGAGGTCGTGGAGCATAAAGTGGCTGACCTTGATGACGGTTTCATCATGATCGCTATGCAGCTTTACGAAGAGCTTATAGGTGCCAATTTAACCCGCAATCAGGCCAAAGTTGCCCACGCTGTTTGCCGTAAAACATACGGATTTAAAAAGAAATTTGACCGTATCGCAGACAGCCAGATTGCTGAGCTGGCCCGCATTAGCCGCCCTAAAGCGAACATAGCTAAAAATGAACTGATTGCTATGAAGGTTCTGATCTCCGAAGGCGGCAAGATTGGGCCAAATAAAAACATTCACGAATGGCAAATCCCCGACTGTTACCAAGCTGGTAACTTTGTTCCCAAAGAGGTTACAAAAGATGTATCCAAATCGGGTACACCGCCTGTTACCAAGAGGGAACACACAAAAGATATCTTTAAAGATATAAAAGATAAAACCCCCCCTTACCCCCCCGAGGGGGAAAGCAAGATCGCTCAGGAAGTGATGGATTACTTCAACGAACTGACTGGAAGTCGTTGCTCTTCACTGGCGTCTTTTGAAAAAGCTCTCAGCACAGTGAAGAGCAAGGGCCAGTGCTACACCCCTGATGAGCTGAAACTGGTTATCCGTTGGGCTCATGTTAACTGGCCACACAAATTCAAACCGGAAAACCTCTGCCGCATGAATCGATTTGATGGCTACCTTTCTGACGCTCTTGTATGGGCTGATGGACAAGGAAGCAATCCGTCAGCATGCCCGCACGAAGAAATCGTGGCTCTTTGGAATTCGAAGTTCCCTGCGAAATCTGTTGCACAGCATGAATGGACCCGCCGCCGCCCGGCATACAGAGACCTTGAGGCCGTATGGAATGGCAAGACAAGCCAGGGCAACTGGCGCGAGCTGAAGCATATGGGAATGGCGTTCGACCTGATCGGCAAGTCCTCGCTTTTTAGCGATGCGGAAAACAAGCGCTGGCTGACACTCGACTGGATCCTGATGCCAAAAAACTGGGGGCAGGTATACGAGCAGGCCATCAACGAACATCAAGCACGTAAGCGTCAGGGAGTGACAGCATGAGCAGATTCATCGACATGTATGCAGAGCAAAGCGTTATCGGAGCCATCATGCTCGCTGGAGAGCAGCATGCGGATTCAGCGACAGATGCAATTGAGGGACTGACTGAAGATGAGTTTACAGCCATATCTCATAAGCTAATTCTTCGGTCATACAAGCGCCTGAATGAATGCGGGGTCAAGATAGACCTCATGACGCTTAGCGCTGACATGGAGCAGACAGGAACGCTGGAACAGGCAGGCGGATTTGCCTATCTGGCTGAGTGCTCTAAGAACACTCCGACAGTAAGTTATCTGTCTACCTATGCTGAAAAGCTCAGGGAATACTCGCTCGCACGGCGCATGGTTGCTGCCCTCACAGAGGGTATTCAGAAGCTTACAGAGCCCTCGGTTGAGTCAGTAGCAGATCTGATTGGCGGCATTCAAAACTCTGTAGGAAGCATCGAGTACAGCTCGGATTCTGGCACCAAGCAGATTATGACTGGCATCGAGATCACCCTGGACACTATCGATTCCATTCTGAAGGGTGACATCTGGAAGCATAAAACGGAGCTTGGCCTACCTGATATTGACAGGGCGTTCGGAGGCTTCAACAACACAGATTTTATCGTTGTGGGCGGGCGGCCTGGCATGGGAAAAACCATGTTCAGTACAACTGTAACCGAAACGGTTGGCCTGAAGAGTAAAAAGCCCGTTCTGTTCTTCAGTCTTGAAATGCCGGTAGAGCAAATATCTGAGCGCATAGCCTTTCACCGCGCCAGAGTGAGCAAGGAAGATCTGCTGGGCAAGAGAGGGGCAGATATGGACCTGGCCTGGGGGAAGGTCAGTAACTGCCTTGAGGAATTCATGGATGCCCCAATTCACATCAACGACAAGGCGTCACTTAGTGTTCATCAGGTCCGTTCAGAAGCCCGTCGCATGAGTAAGAAGCTCGGAGGGCTCGGCGTAGTCGTCGTCGATTATCTCCAGAAAATGAAGATGTCAGATCCTGAAAACATGAACCGCTCAGTAGGCGAGATTGCCACAGGGCTGAAGAATCTTGCCAAGGAGTTGCGCTGCCCGGTCATCGCGCTGGCCCAGCTTAACCGTAATCTAGAGCAGCGAGCTAATAAGCGGCCAGTAGCTGCCGACCTCCGCGAGTCAGGAGTCATTGAGCAGGAAGCTGACGTGATCTTCATGGTCTACAAGGATGAGAAATATAACCCCACTACCGACATGAAAGGAATTACAGAGATTATCTGTGTGAAGTCCCGTCACGCTCCCGGAGCCGAAAAAACTTATCTATTCAGCAGCAAGCTATCCGGGCTGGATCCTGTTGCTTTCACGCGCTCAGAACAAGAGGAATACGAAGATGACTACGAGTGCTAAGACCAAAGAAGACCGCGCCGCCCTTGAGCGAGCAAAAAACTTTCTTTACCGCATCTCGGCCGAGCTTTCCCTGATCTCTTGCGATGACCCTAGCGATCAGATGCGACTTGAGAGCGCACGCCGCATGGCTGCTGACAACGCCCTCCGTCTGGAAAGCCACTTGAGAGGATTTTGACTATGACCAATACCTCGCAATTTGACCTTGTACTCGCTCACATCACTGAGCACCCTGACCTGAGTTCTAAAGAGATATCTTCCGCAACCCGAATTGCCCCCTGCGTTGTTTTCAGCCTCTTAACTCCAATGGTCAGGAAGAACCTGGTTAGCAGGCACAAGGTAGGCGGCATTTATCGCTATCGGGCAGTTAAGCAGGAGGCTGAGCCAGTAAACCTCAACGCCATGTTTAACAGCCTACTTCGCAGCGCAAGGGAGGGGAGAGTATGAACAGAGCCTCACCGGTTGATTTACGGAAGTCCCTTGAAGCAGCTCATGGGCTGGCGCAAATCGGGATTCGGTTTGTTCCAATCCCGGCCGCAACAGATGAGGAATTTCAGGCGTTGTCTGCCGAGCTTTCAAGGCGGCTAGAGATGATGGCAGTAGAAGCTGAAAAAAGAGAAGGCGGTGCGGCATGACAAAACTAACCGACCCACAGCGCATCTTCCTCACCTCAATAGCTAACGGCGCTACTGAACGTAGCTCTCTCAGCGTCATCGGCAACACATTAAACAAAAAAGGCCTCTGCAACTACTCCTACCCGGAGCGTCGCTGGCACATCACACAGGCAGGCATTGATCAGATTAAAGGGGATAAGGCATGAGCGACAAATACGCAGCGCTGAGAGCAGCGGCTGAGGCCGTAAAAGAGACGGCGCACATTGCGCGCTATACCAAAGCTATGGTAGCACGGCAGGACTTCAAAGAGGCTGCCACTTTTGATGTCATCCTCGACCTGCTTGCAGAGCGTGAGGCTGATAAGGCGCGCATTGCTGAGCTGGATGATGCGCTTTGTAAGCTTCTTCCTGGCTGTGAGTACATGGACCCACCCGATGGCGGTAGCCCATCACTGATTACTCAGGTCCAGCGCATGGTTGAGGACTACCGTCAGCGCATCGCCGATCTGGAGTCTCGCAAGGTGAAGCTGCCGCAGCGCTACAGCATGTTACATCGCCTGGACTTCGACGAGCCGTATCACACAGAGATGGTTTACAAGCAGAGCGAAGTGTTAGAGGCACTGGCCGCAGCTGGCATCACTCTTGAGACAGGGGAATAGGGATATGGAACGCGAATACTTTGTGTTAAGTGTTAAGCACACTGACCGAGGCAACCCGTACATAGTCTTGTGGGCTGCTGATGATTCTGGTTATCGCGGGCGTGTTGAAAGCGCTGGGCGTTACACAGAAAGTCAGGTCATGGCGCAACTCGGCTATTACAACAATGGTCACGATACAGTGGCTGTTCCATGCGACATAGCCGAACCTCTAAGCTTTTCTGTTAAACCCGGCTTCTTCGACACTGATGAAGGGCGCTGGCTTCGAAATAACCGCGCCACGTGGGATGCGCTGCTGAAACACCTTATTGCCCAACCCAGATGCACTCCTCAGCCAGAATATCGCGGCGCACCTCGCCGGAAGGACTAACCTATGAACACACTCAGCAATGAAAGGCTGGAACAGCTGGCAGTAGAAGAGGACATGTATAACTTCTGCCCCGAGCATGAAGAGTTAAACGCGCTGGCCCGCGAGCTTCTGGCGCTGCGCAAAGAGCGGGAAGCGGCTGTGCCCGTGGCGGTGGTTGACATCCAGCGCGGACGCGGTGACGGGAGGAAGTACGCGCTATGCTACACCAGTCTTGGGCATTCTCTACCTGATGATGTTTATAACCTCTACACCGCCCCGCCAGCGCAGCCCGTCGCGGTGCCGGATGCAATTTGTGTACGTCAGGCGATTGCAAACATGGAAAAACACGAATATAGCGACACAACGAATGTGGCTTACAAGCAGGGCTGGAACGACTGCCGCGCCGCCATGCTCAAGCAACCAGCAAGCAATGAGGGCCAGCCATGAGTGAATTTGACAGCAAAGCGCTGAGCCTGGCGCGTCAGGTGATGGTGATGACCAGGCAGACGCACATCGGCGGCGACACACAACTGCTCGCTAAAATACAGTGCCTCTTTGTCGAGGCCATGGAGTATGCCGCGCCTCAGTCGAACTCTCCGGTGATTCCGGATGGTTGGAAACTGGTGCCAATTGAGCCGACAGCGCAAATGATATGGGCTGCAAAATATGTCATGACTTCGACCGTTGGCTGGGATTCATTTAAGGAAGCGTATGTTGCCATGCTAGCCGCAGCGCCTGGCAAGGAGGGGTGATGTACGACAAATACACTATTAGCCGCTGTGACGCCATGGAGTGGCTTGCAGAGCATTACCCCACATTCCCCGAAAAGATGCCAGACGTGCCGATGAGGGTGGAATGGTGTAGCGTCAGCTTGTTCAGGGGGTGGATGTTCATAATCTTGCTTGACGGAACACTGGCATTCGCTGACTGCCTGTCACCCCCTATCAGAGCTGAAGATATGAATGGTTTCAGGATGCCAGAATTAACATAAATACCTCTGCATAAAACAGGCCCTTCGGGGCCTTTTCCTTTCTGCAATTTCAGCAAATAGGTTATAATTAACTCGTAGGCTGAACACCTACAAGCGCCCTGAACAAGCGCGAACAGAACAAAGCGTGTCATAGATGAGAGAGATATCTATGGCACACAACATCGCTACATACCTCCTGTCACAGATGCTACCCGGCACCTGTGATTTTCTGCATTCTGCGTTACCTCACGGAGGTGGCGTATGAAGACTCAATACTGCCTCATCAACGAAACAGTCAAGCGCAATGCCCTCAGCCTCATTACTGGCATTGAGTGCAACCCTCGCGCTCCTATGGTGCTGGAGCTTCGTGAGGAGACGCGCACCGATAAACAGAATCGTCTTTTATGGCCGTTGCTGAAAGACCTGTCCGACCAGGTCGTCTGGTATGGCGAAAAGCTTTCCGACACTGAATGGAAAGACATGATTACCGTACTGGTAAATCAGAGCAACGGCACGCAACAAAAGTCTGCCCCGGCAATCGACGGTGGAGGTCGTGTCTACTTCGGTGTCCGCACATCCAAATCATCCCGCAAGTACATGGTCGAGGTTATCGAAGCCATCTTCTGGTTCGGTACCGAGCAGGGCGTCAAATTCAGTGATGGCTCAAAGCGTCGCATTGAATGGGCTGCGCGTGGAGGTAAGCATGCGTAAGCCAGCCCGCCGCAAGTGCAAGGTCTGCTCCGTCTGGTTCATTCCAGCATACGGCAATGTCGTCTGGTGCTGCCCTGAGCACGGCACTATCTACGCTCTCGAGCTCCGCGCTAAGGAAAAGGCGAAAGCCGAGGCTAAGCGCATTAAGGCGCAGCATGAGGTAGAGAAGGAAGGCCGGGAACGCCGTCAGAAGATGCGCGAATCCTTCAAGACTAAATCCCAGTGGGATAAAGAGGCCCAGTCTGCCTTCAATCGGTACATCAGGATCCGCGATGAGGGTAAAGAATGCGCTAGCTGCGGTAATCCTCTTATTGGCAAGAGCAACTACCTGACTGGAAGCG